ACGTTTTTTGAATGACGTTCAAGCTATCGACGAAACTTATAACAAACATTATCTCCGCGCTGAATTTAACTTCGTCCAATCCTCTGCCGAAATGGCTGCTAAGTGGGAAGCGTTCATGGAGGATGGCGATAGATACAACCTTCAATATCGTACCGCCGGCGATGGTAATGTCCGACCGGAGCATGCTGCACTCCAGGGAGTCACGCTTCCCCCTTCTGATCAGTTCTGGGCTGATTTCTATCCCCCTAATGGGTGGAACTGTCGTTGTTCTGTTGTCCAAGTCCGTAAAGCTAAATTCCCCACTACCGACCATAACGAAGCTATGGAGCGTGGCAACGAAGCCCTTCAGCGCGACACAAAAGGTATCTTCCGATTCAATCCCGGAATAGAACAAAAATCCGTACCGGATTATAACCCTTATACTATTCGGCGCTGCCGCGACTGCGACATCGCCAAGGGAAAACAATCCCTCGCCAAATGCTACATCCCCGACAACGAGCTCTGCGACGCTTGTAAATTCATACGTTCATGCGAGAAAAAGAGTGGTGATATTCAGAATGTAGGGAATGGTTCAATTGAAATCAGCGACTTAGTAAATCGCGAAGATAGCGACTTTAATAAATTAATGGATGTCGCTAAATGGTTCGCAAATAAAGGAGAATCAGTGGTATTAACTCCAAAAATGACACGCCAGGCACAATTTGAATATGATTGCATATATGGAGACCTTAAGGGAACCAAATATTACGGTAAGTGCCCTGATCTAAAGGTAGGCAATTTCTGGTATGAGCATGAAGGATTTGTGTCTAATAATCCTAAACGAGCTTTTAACAATATGTTAAATCATGGTTTGAAACAATCAGACCGAATTATCATTGATTGTCCAGATCTAACCGAGCGCTATATGTCCCGAAGTATTGTAAATAGAATATGTAATGGAGCCAATATTACTGAAGTCTTACTCAGAAATGCTGATGGGTCTTTAACCGGACTATATAAAAAAACGGACGGTTGACCAATCGGCCAACCCCCGCTGACAACGAATCGGTAGTCATTAGCTACGGAATCGTTGATGCAAAAATATAAAATATTTTTCAAATCCCAAAATATTTCCAAAAAAACATGTAATTACCTCCCAAATCATGCTATTTACACGAGAGGCCGACAGTCATCACGACTATCGGCCTCTCTTTCACTCAATTCTTAATGTACTAAAAAGTCTCTATCCCTTTGTATTGGTATACTTCTATATTCTCTAATATCTCTTCGTGATTGTGATTGGTGTGGCTCTCGGTCAACGCTACGCAACAGAAATGCTTGCCATTCATCCCTTCTATCGCGTCCATTACGATATGGGGCAGATCAAATGCTTGCAGTGCTTCTTCCGAGCTTTCACTGGTCGTCGAGGCCGAACCCACCCAATCTGTTACAATATGCAACTTAACTGTGGCCACGGTTCTGATGCACCGCTCTTTGGTCCGGTTCCACACTATCGGATCGAACTCGACAAACACCGCCGGGCGCTCCCAGTTGTCCTCCTGCTCTATGAATTCTACATTCCGGTTCCATAGATCTACATACTTGATCTTACCGGTGGCCATCAACCTGGTGCTGATAGCCTGATATAACTCTTTTCTCATAACTCTATGCTGTTTAAGTATTCCGTTATATTATCTTCGATAATCTCTCTTACTACCTGCTCCACTTCCGGTGAGGCGCCAAGAAATTGTCGCTTGGGGATTCTGATTGTGCTCCCTTCTTTCATCAATGCCATAAACTTCCAAAACTCCGCCTCCGTTGATAGCTGTACGGTGCGCTTATCTTTGCGGAGACTTCCATCTTTCCTGCGCCCGAACGAGCCGGTACATTCATAATACCGATACCAAAAGTATTTCTTCATCTTTGACGTTACTTTAATGGCTCCTCCGTCGTTATGGAGCGAGGCATAGGGTAAGGTGGATTGAAACACTATCGAGTTATCCTTTACTCGGCTCTGTATGCTGCGGCGCAGTTGTCCGGTGTTGATCAGGGTGGCCCCACCGGGGCGCATCGGGCTTTTTCTCCTGGCCCACTTCTCGGTGAAGAACCCTTGTCGCTCGAAGTTCTTGTCAAATTCGTCCCGGAGCTCTACCTGGATATCGCGCAGTATCCGCTTGATAACGGTGTTCATGTCGTCTTTCATTGCCAGTCAAAATCAAACAATGTTGGTAGATTTTTGATCGTATTTACAAAGCGTGGCGAGAGCGGAGCTTTCAACACATTGTAGAAAGTCCGCTCGCTGATTCCATAAACCGGATATATGTACCGCCGCCAGATTTCCCTATTAGGAACCCCTTCTTTCGCATAGCGGTCATATATCCCGTTTATTTCTTTTACTCGCTTTTCGTAGCTTACGCCACGCCGTTTTGCTATCATTGGCTTGTTGCCTTGGTTGAATACTGTGGGTGCTGGTTCGCTACCCTTTTCCCTTATTCTACATCGGTCATCGACAGCGGGATGTTTATCCACGCGCCTTCTTTGTCTTTATACTGCGCGCGAACGAAACGCTTGGTGACAGTAGGCTGGTAGCTCTCTTCGATTATGCGAACTCCCTCTAGAAACATATCGTTTCCGCTGTCTTCGGCCATCTTTCGGAGCTGCAATACTCGGCTCGCTTTGATGTTCCCGCCGTTATCGCGTGCTAACAGTCGCAACACGGCTTTCACCAAGGCTTTGGTCTCCTCGTCTTTCGCCAGGCTTTCGATATACTGCTTCACCATGGTGATACCGTCTTCTACCGTGTCGCGGTACCCATCGATTGCATTTACACCGAGGGTGATGCGCATATCGCTGTCCGAATTGGTAAACTGGTGTGTACACTGATCTTCTTTGGTCAATCCAAGCACTTCGCTCTTCATGCTTAAGATGCTCTCGAAGTTCCCATAGACGGTGTCTTTTACTGTCTTGATAGCTGCACTTAGCTCTATCAACTGTGGGATCGCTGCTGCTATCTCGTCATCTACCATCTGCGCATAGTCTGCACGCTGCTGCTTGCGCTGCTCGGCTGCCAGTCGCTTCTCTCGTTCGGCTTTGAAGGCCTCGAACTCCGCACGCTCTTCGGCGGTCATTTCTACTGTTTCTTTCATTTTTCTGTTTGTTTTAAGGTTGTTTTTATTCGTTGTCATCGATATCATCGTATTCCTGCAGGTCGGCTTGAGTGTTGGCCCATTCCGCAAGCTCGCGCATGAACTCGATATATGCCTCTGTTTCCAGGCTGTCAGTCATTTCACGGATGTACTGCTGAACGTCTTTCATTGTCTTTCTCATGCCTCTTCTCGTGTTTCTGTTACTACATAGGCCACTGTTTTAGCCTGATCACCGGTGCGCCGCTTTAGCCCGCCGCGTTTTTGGATGGCTCTTAGCTTCTTTTGTAGCTTGTCAAGCCCCGATATATTCAACTTGGAGAATTCCCTCCCGGCGATGCGCGGATGCCGACAGAAATCGTTTATGCGAGCCCAATCGGTGGTGTCTATCCCCATCTGTTGCATCAGCTTTAGGCATTGGCTGCGCTTGCGCTTACGCTGCTCGGCTATCCCGGACATCTGCTCTACTGCTGAGCAACATGCGTTATACTCTCTGCGGGTCATCTCTCGAAGGCTTACGGTGCGATTCGATGTATACTGGGCTACGAGGCTCTCTTTACACCCTTCTCGATCTTCCCCACAATTCAGCTTGTTGAATGAGGCATAAAACCTGGCGAAATTCTGTACTTCTTGTCCCATCTTATTAAGCTTTTATGGTTGGTTTCCATTCGATTGTCACCATCGCATCGAGCTCTCCTTTCCCTTCTCAGACCGGACATACTTTCTCTTCTGCTCCCCCGGGGCGGCTGTCGCCTGTAAAGTAGCCGACACCGTTGCAGTATTTACATACATGCCCGGGGCTATAAAGCCCTTCTACCAGGCTCCCCGCGCTTGGTGGCTCTATCTGGATGTAGTGTTTATTGTTGCTCATTGCTATATGTTGTTTGTTGTTTTTAAGATTCCTGTCTCCCATACTTTGAAGCTGACACCCGGCTCCGGCATGAAGCGCCCTTGACAGATGGCTTGATAGCCGATGACTCTGATTTTAACCCCGGCCATATATTTCAACCTTACCGCCGGTTTTCCCATC